TTGGATCATTTAGGATCACCTCCTATGCACATATAAAGGGTGTAACTAGAGGTAATAACCAACAATCAGGTATAACGATTATTGGTATCACTTTGGTTTGTATAAAATATCGAAGAGCTTATCTAGTTTCTGATCGATCTTATGAAACATAGCTTTGTTGTCTGCATAGTTTGATTCGATCTGTTTAGTGTTTGCTTCGATCCTGACGTTTTGTAAGGCGACCTCTCGCTCAATACCGCTGATATACGTCACCATACCTATTACTAGTACGGTTGTTGTAATGATATGGGAGATATTAACGGTTTTGGAGAGGTGCCAGGATTCTTTATCTTCCATATATCTCCTGGGTTAAATTATGCGTTATCAGGTGAAAAGCCCATAAACAACCATCGAGTAGTGTATGGTTTATTGCCACCATAATAAGTACCATTTCCATTACCCCATACTACACCACTATGGTTACCGTCAGTGCCACCTACTCTGGTTTCCATCCACAAAAGGCTATTTACAGAGTCACTTGTAGTTTTAGTTGCCTGATAAATAGAGTCACCGTGAGAGGTTGACCAATAAAAAGCTCCAGTCGTTCCAGAAGAAGAAGCTACAACCAAATTACTACTATTATAACCTCCAGTTCCTGGAGCATTATCCCACATTACTTTGCCAGTACTTGGTGTTACGTTCAATTCAAACCAGTTAGGGTCTCCGTTTGCTGAAAGGCTTGTACTATTATTTCGTCTAGTCATACCAACAATAAAACGATTTCTAGTATCCCCTGACCATCCATTTAAGTATGTAGCAGGTGAAGAATAAAAATCATTATTTACTCCAGGATTACCAGAATTTGATGTACCAGCCGTACCCCATTCGGTAAAACTAACAATTGAATTATCGTTCATTGCTTTGCCACATAAAATAATGTGCCCGTAAGTACTATTTAATGACCAATCACAAAGTACCTGAAAAGGTGTGCCACTATTGATGCCACCATTTTTAATCCAATAAACTCCTGTTGAAGGAGTACTTCCAATATTTTGCTTAATGTCATAAGGTGAGTGAGCAGCTGTAGTTGAACTTGTACCATCTCGCCATCTACGGATAATGTTAAATGTTCTACCTGCTGTATTTACGCCATCAGACGCAATTCCTGTAAATGAAACTGTCTGACCTCCAGATGCGTATGTTCCACCAGACGGTGTACCTGTTATTGAGCCACTCGATGAAAGACTAAGCCCAGTTAAAGAAAAATCACTGCTTGTTATTGAAACACTTTGCCCATCTGCATCGGTAGCAGCAATAGACAGAGAAGCAGATTCACCATTGATTACTGTTCCAATATTTCCACCCGCAGTAGTCCAACTTGGTTTTGAACCTGCATCTAGTGCTTGCGCTAATGTACTAGCCAACCCAGAAATATTAGCAACTTTAACATCATAAGGTTCATTTGCTACGGTCAATGCTGTTGATGGAGTTGTTGCTGTAATTTGTGTATTAGAGTTTACAGTTACACTTGGTGAAGGGTATTCGGTACCATCAGCACCAATAAATTTAACAGTAGCACCACTACCAAAATTAGAGCCAGTTATTGTTATTGATTCATTTGCAGAAAGTGCAGTTGTTGGTGAAATGCTAGAAACAGTTGGTGGAGCATCAATACTTTTAAATTGTGAGCCATCATAATACTCAGCAAGACCTAACTCTGTATTAAAACGAATTTGCCCTGCTGTTGAACCACGTTGTGCAGAAGTACCTGTGGCTACCTTAGTGCCTTCCGTACCAGTATCCGTGATGTTCTCAAACGGAGGTACGTTGTCTAAGCTAGCCTGCTTAACATCACCGTTGGCATCAAGTAAGTCTGCAATATTTCTTGCTTTACTCATTTAAGCCTCCTAAACGGTTTGTTCTTCAGTTACTGCTTCTTGTTCAGCAGCCCTAGCCGCAGCTTCTGCTTCAGCTTCCTGTTGACGTACCGCAGCAGTCTTAACAACACCATGCTCAAACCCATGAGCTACAATCTCTTCACGAGTTGCAGGGATTTGTTCACCGTTGTCTAAGCAGTGCTTGACGGTAATATCTACGATTTCGTCGTTAGCAATACGGCAGCGTTCTGTTACTGCATTTTCAGCCCAATCTTCAGGAGAAAGTGCTGCATATTCCAGACCTTTGTATTGAGTGTCTGTTAACTCGATTGTAATTGTTGGCATAATAATTTCTCCTTAATTAGCCTAATAGGTAGCCAGTAAATATAGAGTAATCCGCACCATAACTTGAACCAGCCCAAACTCTTGCATCTACATAGTCATTAGCATTCATATAAATTACTTGAGCATTTGAAACAGACTTATAAATTGATTCGTTTGATTCACTATGACCAAGTAACCTTGTGCCGTTTTTGTAAAATGAAATATCAAAAGAGCCACTATTGGCAAGAGTTTGAACATAAAAATAGTACATACCCGATATAGGAGCAGTAAATCTTCCTGTGCTTGGAGAATAATGCCCGCCGTTGTTTATTGACGCTTGAGTAAAAACAAGTGTTCCACTAACATTATTCCCAGAGCTAGTCGCACTAAACGCAGGTTGATAAGGCATCGTGACACGACCCTGTGAGTCCATACGCATACGTTCTGCACCGTTCATATAAACCCTTAAATCATCTGTATTTGCTCCTTTGTATATATAAGTGCCTGATGATGCTGTATTACCAAAACGTATCCCAGATTCGTTTGCTGATGAAGTTGTTTGTGCATATAAATAAGTGTTACTAGAACTAGCGGTGTGAAATCTTTCGTTTGGACTGGTCGTACCAATACCAACTTTACCAGTAGAGTCGATACGCATACGTTCGTCTAAGCTGTCAGCACTATCCCCAGTGAAAAATGCTAAGAACGGAAGCTGACCATTAGAGTTGCCCTGTCCATACGCTATTTTTGCTTGTCTTTCAGGACTTCCTGCTTTTCCAAATAAAATAGCCCTTTCATTGCCCGAACCAGAGCCACCTACAATTCCAGTTAAATCTAGTTGGACAATATCAGCTAGACCATTTGTTGTATGTTCTATGTGTAAGGATGCTGATGCACCCTCAATATGCAAATCAGCATCAGGACTACCCGTACCAATACCAACGTTGCCACTGGAGTCGATGCGCATAGCTTCACCAGAACCACTAGAAGGTTTAAATCTAAGATATCCAACACCAGAGCCTTCACCAGATAAAGTTATGTCATTATCTAATTCAGAATATAATCTACCAGTTGTAGCACCATCAGACGCTCTTGGAACATAATAAGTATCACCTGCCCTAGTTAATTTCATATCACCTGTTACGTCAGCACCACTTGTAGTTGCTTGAACACGGGTAGTACCACCAGAGTCAATCAAAGCATCTGAGGAAATACCTGCAAGCAGTGAATCAACCTGTGCGCTAGTGTAATGAGTAGACAAGGTAAACGTACCAAACGCTACAACATAAAGCTCATCATTAAGGGCTGCTCCAGAAGCTAGAACAATACTTGTACCATTGGTTGCAGTGTAGTCTGTAGGGTCTAGATGAATACCGTTAAGGAAGACATCAATATAACCTGAGTCATAAGCTAGAGTATTACCGTTAGCATCCGAACCAGAGAATGTTGTCTGACCAGATGTAGCTGTGTACTTAAATCTAGCTGAAGTTCCATTTACAGATGAACCTGCGTTCTGCCAAGACGTACCATTGTACACCTTCATAGTATTTACACCTACGGAGGTATCAAACCATAAGTCACCCGCTGTAGGTGAGGCAGGAGCTGTAGAACCAATTGAGTAGGTATCTGCGAATGAGTTAACGTCTGTAATGTTGGAAGCTACAGTGTTAATGTTAGTTTCTGCACCTGCTACTGTATTGATGTTTGCAGAGTTGGCATTAACCGCATTGATGTTTGTACTATTAGCATTTACTGCGTTGATGTTTGTAGCATTACCTGCCACTGCATTCACGTTAGAAATATTAGTAGCAACAGAGTCTACATTAGTAATACTTGCAGCAACTGTTTCGATTTCTGAGACTGCTTCTTGTAAGTCATCAGCAACTGTCTGTACTTCTGTTAATTTATCTTGAACATCTTGAATATCAGTTGAGATATTAGCTACTGCTGTTACATCTGAAGAGATGCCTGCAACAGTACCAATGTTACCAGTGATACTAGCCAGGGCATTAATCTCAGTAGTATCCCCCGCTACAGTATTAATATTAGTAGCATTACCCGCCACTGCATTAATATTTGTAGAGTTAGAGTTTACAGCATTAATGTTAGTTTGATTACCTGCTACAGCGTTAATGTTTGAGCTATTAGAGTTAACTGCATTAATGTTAGTTGCATTGTTTGCTACTGCTGTAATGTTAGTGTTGTTACCTGCTACTGCATTTACATTCGAGATGTTAGTACCAACAGTGTTTACATTTGCAATATCTGTAGCAACTGTCTCAATTTCAGATACAGGCTCATTAAGGTCATTAGCAACAGTTGTAACATCAGAGATATTTGTAGCTACTGTGTTTACATTACTAATAGAACCCGCAGTTGTATTTACGTTCGTGATACTGCCAGACACAGTGTTAACATTAGAAATGCTACCTGCTACTGTATTCACTTTAGTAATATCAGCAGCGACTGTATCTACATCTGCATTGTTAGATGCTACGGTATTTACATCAGAGATGTTTGAAGCAACGGTGTTAACGTTTGCAACAGAACCTGCAACTGTGTTGAGGTTAGTTGTATTTAGTGCATTAAGCTGAGTTTTATCACTAGGAGTTAACCAAGTGTTCTCTAGGTAATCCTTAGTTGCTACATCTTGAGCATTTGTAGGATTAGCTACATTCTTAATTACACGATTTGTACCGTTTACTTCACCATCGAACTTACCATCCGCATCTAGTGAAAGTGCAGCTTCTGCTTTATCAATCGCTTCCTGTGCCGCGTGATAAACCTGGATATTAGAGTTATCCATATCCTCTTCGGTCAACACTGAACCTGAAGCGAAATCAACAGCACGATTTGTTAGGTCTGTGTTACGCTCAACACGGACTGTAGCTCCATTAGTTGGAGTTGGAGACACATTAACAGTGTTTGCTGAAGTAAATGTAAATGTTGCTGCTGTACCATCGACAAAGACTTCAATTTCACTTTGGTTAATGTAGTCAAAGGGGATATTGAAAGTAGAACTACCTGCGGCAGTGTACTCTATATAACTATATGCCATTATTGTTCACCTGTAAGAATATCTTGTACTTGTTGTTTCATAACGTTTGCACCTTCACGTGATTGGAAAGTGTCATTTGTTTGAATCTCTATTTTTGCCATCGCCATCTCTTTAATGATTGGATGAGATTTACCTAAATGTTCTGGCTTCTGTAGTTGTGCCAATGCCTCATTACGGTAGTGTGCAATAATCTTACGAATTTGCTTCTCTCTACCATTCTGGTCACGGTCTTTAACTGCAAAGTAACGGTCAGAATCTCGATAAATTTCTCGATAAGCGTTATCATCAGTAACAAGATGAGTTAGTGCTTCTTCTAAAGTTGCACCATTAGTATATTGCTCCTCATTTCCATAGCCTGAGAGTTTGATACGACCTGTTAAGTCCCACCAATAATCATAGACAGTTTGAGTTCCATCTGGTTTCACTGTGTACTTTCTTAAATCGACAGTACC